CGGGCCAGTGGGGCCTTGCACGCCTTGAATGCCTTGCTCGCCCTGCGGGCCAGTAGCGCCAGTCAGGCCAGTTGCGCCTTGCGGGCCAGTGGGGCCTTGCACGCCTTGAATGCCCTGCTCGCCCTGCAGGCCAGTAGCGCCAGTTACGCCAGTTGCGCCTTGTGGGCCAGTGGGGCCTTGCACGCCTTGAATGCCTTGCTCGCCCTGCAGGCCAGTAGCGCCAGTCAGGCCAGTTGCGCCTTGCGGGCCAGTGGGGCCTTGCACGCCTTGAATGCCCTGAATGCCTTGCAGGCCAGTAGCGCCAGTCAGGCCAGTTGCGCCTTGTGGGCCAGTGGGGCCTTGCACGGTAGAGCCTGCCCCAGTAGGACCAAGAGGCCCTTGAGGACCAATTGCTCCTTGAGGTCCGGTAGGGCCGGGTATGATAGAAGTAGCCCCGGTTGCGCCAGTTGGACCGGGAGGACCGGGTTGTCCGAAAGTGGTTTCTACGAACTGAGCACCTTCAATCTGATACACCGTATCGCCGGAAACTTCTACGAAAAAAATTTCAACGTCAGACATTCTGAGTCACCTTCGGTGTAACAATAAACTTTCCAGAAAAATACGTCTTGACCGTTGTTCCATCTGTCAGGACGATATCATAAAAGTATGTACCCAAAGGTATTTCGCTTACGTCGGCGGCGGGAATGTACATAGAAATTTGTCCTATTTCTAAATCTTCCTCTGTAGAAAGAAATTGCATAGTCGCCATAAGATCTCCATCGGTTAAGGAAGTCCTCACTTCACCCGCAGCAGACCAGCCTGACATGTCAATTGGATCAGCTGGCTCATTATTTGCTGACTCTCGAATTATAAAAGTAAAATTAAAAGAATCACTCTTCGGACAGCGTACATCACGATCAATCATATTTATATTATAGACTATTTCTTCTTTTAAAGCCTACGGAATATAGAATCGCTTTACTTTTTCGGGATCAGCTTTCTCAAAACGATCTTCTGACATTTGTAAAAGAATAATGGCCTCCTCTGGAGAAACCACTTGAAATGGTTGCGCTTTGGAGAATTGCACACCGGACGCTGTCTGATAGCTGGCCCCTCTTTTCATAAACAGCATTATTTTAACAGGGCCATTTTTTATCATATCATCGGCAGAGTAATTTTGACAAACCTCAATGATCTCATTCACCTTATCCTGCTTAGCAGCAGTGGACGATGGCGCTTTTTTGCGTGGCGCTCTTTTTGCTGGCTTTTCCTCAGACATAACTTTGATTATAGCATAATAAAAGAAGAGGGGTGGCTTGCGGCCACCCCTCTTCTTAAGTTAAATTATTATTAAATCAGGAACGAACCTTTACGTTGCGTACATGCACGTAAGCGTCGGCGTTCTCGATCTGGTTCGTCACACGGATGAACTGGGTGTACTCAATGGAGTCCTTCTTGGGCTTGAATTCACGGTAAACAACGATGTCACGCTGAATGCCGACAATTCTGTTCTGTGGGAACGTAAGCTCAACAACCCCGTGGTTGCCAGTTGCGCCGGTGTAGTTACCAGCCTCAGTCTCCTCGTAAAGCGGAACTTCAAGAAGACCAATACCGAACGGGCGAAGGCCCGGAACCAGCGAAGTGCCGATGCCGCCACCCTGAGCGCCGCCCAGACCAGCGTTTACCACCATTTCGCCCATAAGCGAGCCGGGGGCAGGAGCACCAGTAGCACCAACGTCAAGCGTCAGGCTCCAGATGTAGTCCTGAAGCAGCGAGCTGGAAGTAGACCAGACAAGCTGATTTCTACGCTGAAGGTACTTGTTCGGCAGGGCGCGAAGCGCCGCGTCGAATACCGAGCGGGTAAGGTAGCCACCAGCAGCGTCTACGACATGAGCATCAGCGCGAGCGAGCTTGCGGAAACCATTCAGCGACTTGAGCAGGGCATCGCCCGTGTTCGAAGTATCGCCGTGGATGTAGAGATCCTCAAGGTCGTTAGCAGTCTGGCGAGCCATGAGGGAAGCAACATGATCCTCCAGCGAATCGCCTTCGATGTTGTCCTCCAAGCCCTCCGTGGTAAGCTCCCAATCAAGACGAAGCTTGACGGTAGTCATAGAAATCTTGCTGAAGGTCGGATCGGCGTTGACGCCATCAGCCGTGCCCTCAGTGGCCTTACGCATGATTCGCTGGCCAATGTCCACCTTGTCGATGTCCACGGTCGGCTCGTTCATACGAACGATTCTTGCGGTCTTCATCAGAACCGACTGATCGATAACGTAATCGATGAATCGGTTGCTCTGGCGAGCGTTAAGAAGACCACCACCACCATCACCAATCTGGGTGGTGTCTAAAACTTTCTGCAAAAGATCCTTAGCAGCCATAATAATTCTTACCTCCTTTCAAAAAAGTAATCAAGATTCGTAGCCAAGTGCCTTGGCTACAGGAGTCGGGACAAATCGCCCGCCCCAGAAACTTTCAACACTCTTCTCAACGACATCTTCATCGTCTTCATCAGTGTCATCAACTTCAACCGACTTCTTCATAGCGCCGGTGTCGGAAATCTTCTCTACCTCTTCGTTCAGCTTTTCGATGGTCTCTGAGGTAGACTCCTCAACCTCCGAAACGGACTTCGAAATCTTCTCGTCCACCTCGGCGGTAATGTCTGCCTTTACCTTCTCAAGCTTCTCGTCAAGGACAGAAGTAAACTTCTCAAGAATCTCCGTGAGATCCATATTTTCTCCTCCTTGTGTATCAGAAGCAGACTCTTCATCTACCTCCAGTGACTTCTCAACTGCATCGTCGGCCTCGGTGGCCTCTTCTGCGGCTTCGACTTCAGTAGCGACTTCTTCTTCAACAGCCTCTTCGGCAGCGTCTTCTTCATCGCCAGTCATAATACCAACTTCCGGGCCGTTCTTAGAAAAGAGACTGCCGTCAATATTAACAGTGATATTAGGGACCATTGAGGAAATTTCTGCTTCCTTGTTTCCGAAGATTAAGTCACCAAGCTTTGATAGCACAGTGTCTCGCTGATTTTCAGTCAAGTCATCCATGCTGGATACATTATCATTTGTAACATTATCTTGCAAATCCATATTTTCTTCACCACCCTTCTTGGTAAATTTTAAGATCATTTTATTAATTACTTCTGCATCAAAATGCTCAGCAAAACCGATCTGTGTCATTGTATCAGAACAAACAGGGCATGTGGTGTTCTCGTCTCCAAAAACAGCGTAAGTATCTTTTTCACAATAAAACACTCGCTGCTCATTGCCAGACTTCACCATCTTCTGCTCTTCTCTATCAAGCTGTGCGTCCTTGGCGTTGGCCCAACTCTGACCGGGATCGCCGCCCCAAAGCTCCCAAGCAATCCTTCCTGCGGACGGAAAGCCGTCTTCTCCGGAGCGGAAGCCCTCTGCTTTCTTGTCTACTTCGTGACGAGCAAAGAATGACTTCATACGTCGCACAGTCGAAGGAGACAGGTTCTTTTTATTGGCAATATCCCTTGCTCTAGCGACTCCGACAGCAGTGCCTCCCCTACCGTATTCAGCACGCCACTCTAGCCCTCTACGAGCGGCAGCGGCCATAGCGTCGGTTGGCGTTAGGTTTATATCGCTAATCGCTTTGTCAAATAAATCGCTATCGTCATCTTCATCGAACTCTTCGTATTCCAAAGTTCCATCGGACCTCATTTTTACCATCGTAAACATGCCAGCCGGGTTGCATGGATTATCAACTACGCTAAGCTCGCCTAGCATGTATTCCTTGATGACTCGAACTTGCCTTTGAAGTTCTTCATCATATTCCATCTCTGCTTCTAAAGATCGGCCTCCGATAGAAAAGCCTCTTAACGTGCCGTCAAGAATCTTTTGCCATGTGTCTTCTGCGCCTTTTGAGATGTAAACTGAAACTTCAATGCCATTATAAGTTCTCCCACGATAACTCACAGGGACGGGACGGAAGTCTACTAACTTGCCCACGGCAATGGGCTCGTGCATCTCTCTGATATTCCCAATCCAGTTTGAAAATGCCTCAAGAGAACCTTCGAATGAAATGCGATCATCTTCGTAATCAACATTATCAGCAGTGGCAATGCCAGTCACTACGCGTTGTTCACGATCAATTTTTTGAAATGGAAAGACGATATTAAAAGAGTTTTTCATTATTGCCTCGGCTTAAATAATATATCATACTTTTATAATAAAAGCGATTATCCTATGATGATAGATCCAACAACGGTGCCGGACACTACATCTACATAGACTGCATCATTAAATACAATGTCTCCAGACACTGCAACGGTATCTCCGGCCTTCACTGCCAGTGGAATTGCAATTGCGCCAGAATTGTCTGTGCTATCGCAAACATTGATCACAGCGTCTGATGCTGCTCTGACAATTACAGCTTTAACAATACAGCGATCACCGTTAATTAATTTATCACCTGAAAATGTAATATAGCTCATTAGTTAGTTACTCCTTCTTGATCTTGCCCCTCGCCTCGCTCGCGTCTTCCAACAGTCTGATCGGCGCTAGAACTTTCGGCGTTCACAGCGTCCTGTCTGCTTCTCGGCGGAGATCCAGCGAGGGCATTGTTGTTGCCTATAGGCGCACCCGACCTTCCGACCGTCTGGGCGTTGCCCATCATGGCTTGTTGCATGTCGAATTCATTCTTTTGCTCCTGAAGTTTTGTAGGATATGGCAGCGGCTCGTCTCCGTGTTCCAGTGGCGTAAAGCCTAGCTTTGATCTAACTTCGTTGGGAGTAACAACTTCGGTGCGAAGATATCTATCCCAAATTCTTGAGCGAATATCATCGTCAATGATGTCAATTTCCGCAAACTTAAATTGTTTCATATCGGAAAATTCTTTGACAATTCTATTGATCTTTTTTTCAATCATTTTTTGGTCTGGGCCAATAACCTGAACCTTAAAAGTTTTATCCGCATCTCTGGATACCGCCAAGTTTGCATTATCGTATACGCCGATCTTAGGCGCTGGTACTCTGTGGGCCACCATGATCTCATCTCGGTTAGACTTTCTATATTTATCAAAAGAACCTTCTTGGACGGTGTTCTCTAGCTTTTCAAACTTCAGATCAACTTCTTTTCCGAGAGTGGCTGGCAGCGGCACAAACAACGTACCATGATTATTCCCCTTTATTTCATTTCTAAAATAGTTAACAACTTCCTGCTTTGATTTCTCAGAAAGCTTGGCTCCTTTTAGAATAATTGCGTATCTAGGGATGCTTTTATTTTCAAAATAGTCAATATTATATTCTTTTGCAAACTTATCTCCTACAATAGCGCTAAGAGCAGCGACTGCCGAGGGCACTCCGTAATATGTGTTGGTTGGCGAATATAATGCAAAATGAATAATTTCGTTAGGGTTTGGATCACCGTTAATAGGATCAATGACATCTAAATCGTTATAGTTTCTAAAGAAAATAAATTTAGATCCAGACTTCTGAACGAAGCCATCTCTTGCTCTTCTAATCCTCATGTGAATAGCTGGAATGTGTCCGATATATCCAATCTTCCCATTTCTATTTCGGCCAATTTCCATGTAACCATTCCCAGTCGCAAGTACATCAACCCAAATTTTTAAAAGACTTTCGGTAAAACTTTCTGCTTGATTAAAATTATCAAACAACATTTCAAGCTTTTGCTCTTCACGATAAAGCTCTTGCCTTATACGAAGCAATGGTGCATTAGAAATATGACTGGCCGATCCGGATGTTACAAATACCAAGTTTTCCAAATAATCAGCATGCTGACGTTCAGTGGGCATGTTATTTTCCCATATTGTCATCAGCGCCGCAGGTCGATCTGGACTAGTTACAAGACTAATACCTTCGCTTGGAATGTCTAAAACGCCCTCCGCCATTACATGCTGAACCTGACCAGTAACAGGCATGTCATTGTCGATCCACATCAATATGTCGCCCTCGGAGATGTCTGCTACCTTGGCATTGCCGTGATCGCTTTTATATTGAGCTTTTTCTTGACGCTTTCTGCTTTTAGCAGTATCTTCCCAGACATAGCCTAGTCCGACTGTATTCATTGATCTAGCCATAATGCAAGCGTTATGAATTGCATTTTCATCAAACAATGACGCAAGGGTGTCGAGATTATAGGGTGGCTCGACAACATCGAACATGCCATAGCCATTGACAAGCTCTGGATCTTCGTACTTAGACTTTGTCCCATCGGCCCCCGTGGCCCACTGCTTGCGAAGTTTGTAGTACTTATTCTTTGTCTTCTTTGACTGTCGTGATAAAAACTTTTTAACAGGTTCTTTGAAAGGATCTGTTTCCTCTGTAACTATAACTGTTTGATCAAAAGTTCTAGAGTCAACAACATCATCGACAATAACTTCTTCGGTATCTGGCACCATTGCAGCAGCCACTCTCTTCATCAGAGTAGTCCCTTGCGATGCATGTGCTGTACTTCGTCAGCTACTTTGCCGCTCAAAAGATTATCCATCTGGTCCTCGGCCTCACCGTCGCTTATTTGACGACTTCCGGGGAGCCACATAGGCTCTCCCTCCAGCGCCTCATCGCCAAGCCAATATATAGCGGCGTTCTTCATCTTCTCTTCCACGATGGGATCATCCAGTTGGCCGGGAAGAGACAAGAATCGTCCTTCATCGTCTCCCAAAACAGCGCCATCAGGCATTCTCCACACACAAACGCCAAAATCATCTTCGATAATAGGCGTAGCTCTCTTCAGTCGCATCGGCATAATGCTAGTTTACCACACTTTCTTCCATAAAACGCAAGTATTTTGTATCAAAATGTTCTAAAAACGTCACTTTTGTCGTCATAAAACAAAACGGTGGGGCAGCGTCCTGCCCCACCGTTTCGAATTATTAAAACTTTTTACCTAACCGGACAGGCTCCAGTTGTACAAGACGGATCATCGAAGATATCGTCCTCTATGGCGGATGATCCAATTTTTACAGTCATATTCACCTTGGAAGTCAAAGCATAATACTCGCTCTCTGAGATTTCTTGATATGGAGCAAGTGGGAAGTTGTGATCAGAATGAAGAAGAAAGGATACTGACTTCACGCTATCGTCATAATTTTTCTTCAGCCATTCCTTGATTTCCTTTAACTCTTCCGGTCGATAGTAGACGGTTACTGAAACCGCGTTATCTGCCCAGTCAGTTTGCATTCTCTTAACCCACTCAAGCTGCTGGACGGCTGTCATGTCCTTGGCCAGCACTGCGCCTTCTGGACTCTGAGCGGGGAACTCCACCACCCAGCGGGTATGATCCTCCCTGCCATCAATGCCAATATCGGGCACGACATTGTATCCACGCTTGCGACAGTCCTCTACCAGAGGATCAGCGGCTCCAAATCTGACGCGACGAATGTAATATCGAGCATAAGCCGGATGGACACCCGGAGTGACTCCCGGAAGTAGGGCGAGAGTGCCGCTTGGCTGCACAGTAGTCAAACGTACAGACTTGGGGATGTTGTTCTCCGCAGAATAATTTGCGTCAAAGTCTCTAAGATACTCATAGCCCGGCGAAAGCCATCCCAACTGCTCCTCGGTGGCCTGTAAAATGCCAGTTACCGACTGGCCAAGGCGACGATTCTTCTTTGTAATCTTCGTCGTTTTTTCGTAAGGATAATTCAGGCCGGTGATCTGCTTTTGGCATAGGTACAACAGACGGGAGATCTCGATAAATTCTTCATAAGAATTAATATTCGGCAAAAAAATCGTGGCTAGATTGCAAGACTCTCCGTCGCCAAGCGCAATCTCTGCGCAAGGATTGAACCCTTCAATCGATGGATCGGGACGCTTTTCTCCAAGACGGCCCACGCTTCTAGCAAGCTTCCTATTTAACAAGCCGTATGGCTCACCAGATCCATCATAACCCTTCCAGAGTTCTGGCAAAATTTCTTCATACCCATCTGCATAGATCGAGTTATTAGAATTAGCCCTCCACCCGGGAACATTCCCGGAACCCCAGTTTTTTGCTCGAAGAAAGAGAATATCGTCTGGATCACCAATGGCGATTTGAGCCGAGCGCCTACTGGAGCCAGACACGACAATTCTGCCAATAATATTGCAAATATCAAGAACATCTACAGAACGTAGCTTCTTGCCCGCCCTGTTGTCCATAACCTTACAGATATCGTTGATTCCGTCGATAAGAGCCCCCGGACCTGATGCTGTTCCGCCGAAGGTATTCAGCGGCGCTCCAAACTCGCGAATTAAAATCGTAGAATATGAGAAAGACTTGCCAGTGTAAAAATATGACTTTAGCACAGAATGAACAATTCGCCTCCAGCCTTCACGACTGTCGGGGATAATTACATCAGCGTCATTGGTGCGCTCATGACTAATAGAGACATTAGACTTGACCTTCGGAAATTCATGAATCTTTGATCGCTCAACAGAGAATCCAACCCCGCCGCCAAGCATTAAATGCTCAAATAGAAACTCAAAATCTTCAATAGACTCAATGTTAATAAAATAACAATTATTTAAAGATGCAGCATTAAACTTTTTGACAAGAGGAGTTCCTAGCTGCCAGAGTGCTCTCCCCGAAAAAGAGCATCGAAGATTAAACATATGATCAAATAAAGTCTCTGCTTCTTGTTGGGTATAGGGCACTCCTATTTCGAGTGCGCCATTGATTACTCTCTGAATAGTCTCAGGCCACGTTTCATTTCGCCCCTGACCTTCAACTGGTCTGCTATACGTTCTTAGATATACAATCTCACCAAGACCATTGAAACCCCAAGGGGGTGTTTGATGCATATAATTTTCTACGAAATTATCTGTAATTTCGACTCTCTGTTCGCTCACTCTTTCTCCTGTTTTAATTGTAAATTAACTTTTTTTATAGATTTTATTGCCTAAAATATTTAACATATTAGATGCAACGTGATCCCACGTGCTTGTGTTGTGTAAAATTCTTGCAGATTGAATTGCATGCTCTTTTGCTTTGTCAAAATTTGAAAACACAAAGTTCATCTGAGACCTCAAGCTTTCTGGATCTGGCTCATACCACTGGCCAAGATGTATGCCTTTTCCGGGCACTTCGTAAGCCTCCACTGGGAAGCCGTAGTGCGCAAAGTCTGTGCATGATGTGGCATTGGTGACAATCGTAGGAATGCCAGTCGCCATACCTTGAAAGGGTATCAAGCCAAAGCCCTCGCCGTTTGTCGGGTATACCAAGCAGTCTGCTTTATTATACAAGCTTGCCATCTCATAAACATCTAAAAAATCTTCAATCACAGATATTTGCGGATGATAATTAGCGTTTAAAAATTGACCATTCAAGGTTACTCTACA